AGGTCTGCTTGAAGTCACCGAACAGCGCGGCGATGGCGTTGGCCGCCACATCCGGGATCGCCGCCACGTCCTGCACCGGGAAGCCCAGCAGGGTGGACGGCTGGCCGGCGATCAACGACGGCTGCCACAGGTAGTTGCCTTCGGTGTCCTTGAGCTTGCGGATCGCCCCCATCGTCTTGCGGTTCATGGCGAAACGGGCGTTCGCGGTGAAGGCCGACGGCAGGTCGTACACCAGGTCGATCAGGCCGTCAGCGGTGATCGCTGCGGCCGCACCGCTGTTGATCGCGCTGATGGCGCCGAACGGGTGCTTCGCCGCATTGGCGCCGCCGGTGACGTAGGTCAGGATTCCGAACGGCTTGTTCACACCATCGCCGGCGAAGAAGCCGGCGCCTTCCTGCCGGGCGAACTCAACGTCCACCTCGCCGGACAGCCACGCCTCCAGGTCGATCTCCGAGTCGTCCAGCAGCTGCTGCGTGGCGCCCGGGTTGGCGTACACCTCGCCCCAGCCGAACCCCAGCTGCTTGAGCTTGCCAGTCGCGGTCGCGGGGCGGGCATCCTCTTCACCGACCCAGCCGGAAGCGGTGCCGCCCATGTTGTACAGCTTGGTCAGGCCGGTGCCCGAGCAGGGGACCACATTCGCCAGCTGGCGCATGTCCGACAGGATGACCAGGCGGTCGGTGATGGTGCGATCCCACTCGACCGGTGCCAGGTAGCCGCCGTCATCGGCCACGCCCTTGTTCATCGCGGCCTGCACCTCGCCCTTGCGGAAGTGGGCCAGGAACGCGCCGCTGTACTCCGCATCGGCCAGCGTGTCGCCGCCGGCCGCGCCGCCGCCCATCTGGATGGCTGCCAGCTGGGTATTGGCCGCGTCCACCGCGGCCTGCAGCCGGGTGATTTCGCTGTTGATGTTGTCCACTTTCAGCGCCTGGAGGGCGTCGGCGTTGCCCTTCTTGACCTCCTCCAGCTGCTGGTTGTGCTCGGCCTTGAAGTCGGCGAACGCCTTGTTCAGCGCCTCGACCAGCGCGTTCACGTCGGGCGGGTTGCTGCCGTCGGCGCGCACGGAAACGAGACCGCGGGTCACGCGGCCCTTCTGCATGTTGCTCATTGATTGCCTCGCTTAGGCTTTGATGGTGTTGAGCAGGCCCTGCAACAGGACTGCCGTCTGGGTGTCGCCAGCGCACGGCGTGGCAGATTCGGCAGCGCGCGGCTTGCCGGAAAACAGGTCTTTCAGGAGGTCGCGGCGGTCGGCGCGCGAGTAGCCGGCCTTCGTCAGGCTGGCCTCGACCATCGCCAGCGCCTTCGCCGGCGCCTTGGCCTTGTCGCGGCTCACCTTGGCCGGCGCCAGGCGGGCGTCCGCGAATCCCTTGCCGATGGCGTCATCCACCGACATGAACGTCTCGGCGTCCATCAGGGATGCCACCTTCACCGCGTCCATCCCGGAGCGGCTGGCGTAGACGGAGGCCATGTCCTGGTCCAGCGGCTCCAGCATCGCTATGGCCTTCGCCATGTCGTGCCGGTTGCCGACGGCCACGCCCCAAGCGTTGTGGATCATGATCCGGGAGTGGTCCGCCATCAGGATGCGGTCTCCAGCCATGGCGATGACCGAGGCCGCCGAGGCAGCCATGCTCAGGACGTGGACGGTCACCTCGCCCGCGTGCTGTCGCAGCAGGTTGTAGATGCCCAGCCCCTCGAAGTAGTCGCCACCGGGCGAGTTGATGTTGACCGTCACCGCGCGCGGGCCGATGGAGCGCAGCGCCGCGGCGATGGAACGGGAGGTGACCCCCTGACCGTCGATCCCCTGGCCGATCCGGCCGTAGATGGAGATCGAGGTCGCCGGGTCGGGTGCCGCCGCCTGCAGTTCAGGCTGCCAGGCGTCGATGGCGTCCTCGCGCACATCGAACTGCATACCGGCCAAGCCGGCATCGGCGCGGATTTCAGGCAGGTTCCGGAGGCTCATCAGGCTTTCCTTTCTGGGTCATCGGGTTGCGCAGCTCGTTGGTGCCGGGCTGCTCGGATTCGGGGTAGTCCAACAGGTCGCGGACCTCGTTCTGGGTGTGCCACGGCGCGGTGCCGCCGGCGCCGAGTGCCTTGGCGAAGAAGTCGGCCTGGTCCTTCAACGTGCCGCGCATCAGCGCCTTCTCGTTGAACTTGGCCTGGTACTGCTCCAGCTCGTGCTCTTGCAGGAGCGTGCGCGCGATGGCCTGCTCCCAATTCGTGAAGTGCTCGAGCATCGTGTACTGCACGAAGAAGATTCCCAGCTGCTCGATACCGCTGCCCCAGCTCGTGTCGTCCATGAACAACAGCGGCCGCGGCACACCGAACAGGCGGGCCACCTCGCCCACCTGAGCGTTCCGGTTCTCGACGTGCTGGGCCTCTTGGGCGGTGCTGCCGAACTTGTTGGCCTTGGCGTTCTCTTCCAGCAGCATCCACCGCTGTGCGGCGGCCGCTCCGGCGTACTCGGTGTCGAGCGACTGGCGCATGCGGTTGTACGCCGTATCGCTCAGCGGGCCGGGCACCTCAATGGCGCCACCAGCCATGTTGCCGGTCTCGAAGATTCGGCTCGCCGCCTTCTCCGCGTCCAGTGCCAGGCGAATCGCCCGGTCGGCCAGCTTCATGCGCGACAGCCCCACCACACCGTCGATGGACAGGTCACGCAGGTGGAATACCTCCTCCTGTTTCAGGACCACCTCGCCGCGCTTCTTCGAGTTGTAGCGATAGACCATCTTCCAGTCGTCGCCCAGCTCCGCGCGCACCGCAGTGCTGTCCAGCGGGATCAGGTGGATCGGACGGCCAGCCGACCACACCACCCGCGCATAGGCGTTGCCGTAGCGCTGCTTCGCCAACTCCATCTGCCGCTTGAACTCCAGCGGCGTCTGCCAGGGGTTCGGCTTCCGCTTCAACAGCCGGTGGACCGGATGCTCCGACGCGACCCGCTTTTGCGGACCGGCTTCGATCAGGTTGATGGGCAGCATGCCGACCGTGCCGCAGATCAACGACACGCAGCGCAGGACAGCCATGTTCCGCAGCTGGAAGCTGTCGTGTGCGCCGCCCTGCCCCGCACGGATGAACTCCAGCAGCGCCGGGTCGTCCATGCCAGCGAACTGGCGGGACTCGGCGCGCACGGGCTTGCTCTCCCCTTCGCCGCTCCAGATTCGCTCCAGCGCGCCGAGGGAGTCCTTGTTGAACCTGGACATGGGTTTCCTTATAGAAATCGGATTCCGCGCTTCTCGTACACGGAGGTGGCCGGGGTGAAGCTCGCGTGTGCCGCGCCGATAGCCATGCACAGGGCCACGGCCGGGTCGATCTTGTTGATGGACCGCTCCTTGGAGAGCCAGCGGTTGTCCCACTTGTCGGTCTCGATCACCGCCGACATCAGCGCGGACACGAGCACCGGGTTCCTCTTCAACCGGATGCGACCCTCCAACAGGGCCTCCTCCAGGAGGTTGAGCGAGCCAGGCATCCACATGCCCTCGGGCGGCGGCTGCCGCGCGGCCTTGGCGGCCTCGACAGCAGCCTCCAGCGGCTTGCCCTTCTTGGTGCCGCCCTGCGGGTGCTCGGCGAAGGTCAGGGAAAGCCCAATCTGCTTGGCGTCATCCTCGAACCGGCGGAACACGTATCGGTCGTAGGCCACCAGCTCGATGGCGTAGTCCTGGTCGTAGTCGGCCAACGTCTGCGCCACATGCCGGAAGCTGATCGTCTTGCCTTGCGGGGCGTTCAGATGGCCGGCATTGATCCACACCCGGTACGGCAGCTTGTCGGTCAACTCGCGCGCGGCCACCGTGTCGCCGGGCGTCCATGCCTCGATCCAGGCATCGAAGGTCGGCTTCTCGACTACGCGCTCCTCACCCTCCACCGTGATGGTCACCGGCACGCTGCCGGTCTGGACGACGAATGCCGCGGCGGTCAGGTCGCGCACCTGCGACAGGTCGAGTCCGGAGAAAACCCGCTTTCCATAGTGCTCGGCGATGTCGAAGTCCGCCAGCGCCGGCTCCAACGTCTCACGCGTCATCCACGCGGTTTCCGCATCGGTCCAGACGCAGAAGTTGAGGCGGAGAATCTCGTTGAGCTTGCCGGGAATCTGCTTGGCTAGGGCCACGCGGGCCTGCAAGTATTCCTCGGTGATGGTGATCCCCAGCAGCGGATTCGCCTTCATCCAGCAGCCGGGGTCATTGAGGGGGTCGTCGCCTTCGTCCAGGCCGCACACGAACGAGAACGTGCTGTCGTCAAGCGGCTCGCCGATGAACGTGGGGTCGTTGACGGCCTCCGTGTGTCCTGCGGCGACCTTGACCGCGTGCTCGTGCTCGGCCCACGCGATGCTGTTCCGGTCGCTGCCGGAGTTGGTAATCATGAACAGCAGGGGCGAGCGGCGGAACTTGAAGCCGTTCTCCATCATCTCGATGATCCGGCCGTCCGTCATCTCGTGCACCTCGTCCGCCAGGACAAAGTGCGGCCGGTAGCCGGAGCCGGTCTTGCCAACGTCGCGGGACGCGGGTCGGAAATAGCTCTGCGACTTGTGGTGCGCGATGTTGTACTCCCGCCCCTCGCCGCCCGAGAACTCCAGTCGCTTCATCAGAGCGGGCGATGCCTTCACCATCTTGACCGCATCGCGGAACAGGATGCCGGCCTGATCCTTGTGGGAGGCAACGGCGTATACCTGCGCGCCGGCCTCCTGATCGGCGCACAGGCCAATCAGCCCGATCCCGCCAGCCATCGGCGACTTGCCGTTTCCCTTGCCCTCTTCGATGTAAACCCGGCGGAACCGGCGCGAGCCATCGGCTCGCTTCCAGCCGAAGATGCTCCCGATCTTGAACGCCTGGCTGGGATGCAGCTTGAACGGCCGCCCCTGGAACTGGCCTTCACTCAGGCGGAGCACCTCCTCGAAGAACGCGATTTTCTTGTCCGCCGCCTCCTGGTCGAAGTACAGACCGCGCTCGGCTCCGTCCTCCAAGTCCTTTAGGTGCCGGCGGCAGGCATTGCGCACATGCGGGCCTGCGATGAACTTCCCGGCCAGCACACCCAGCGGGTACTCGCCCGTCCGGCACTTAGCCGAAGTGCTTTTCGTCCTCGTCGTCGTCCTCGCCTTCGCCATGATTCACTTTCGTCTCGTCCACCGGCGTGGCGCCCAGCTTCGACAGAAGCGAGCCCAGCGCCTGCATTGCCGATACCCCCATTTCGGGATCGGTTTCCATGCGAGCACCCAAGATGCAGACCTGGCGCAGCAGCAGGCGGTGGCCTGCGTGCAGCCAAGGCATGTTCTCGACCTGCTCGCGCCA